ACTGCCCGGCAAAGCCTGGTGGCGCTGGAACTGCTGATCGAGAAGGTGCGCAGCGTGTGCGGCCAGCTGGTGGTGTCCGCTGCCAACGGCAAGATCAAGGACGTGGTGAAGCAGGGCGACAACTACCGCATCGTGTTTGAGCAGGAATCGGGCTTTGTGGCCCATGACCTGATGCGCTGTGCGGTTACGGGTGGTAAGAAACTAAAAGCATACTGGGTGGAGGTGGCTTCGGTGATAGCCGGCGGTGTACTGGTCCCGGTAAGCGAGTTTGGCGGGGTGAAGCCGGAGGCAGGCGATGAGTGCGTGCTGATGGGCAACACCGAAACCCCGCTCCGGCAGAACCTTATATCCATTGCGGCCACGGAGGACGGACAGCCCCGTATCGACATTCTGGACGGTGTGAAGGCCAAGAACTTCAACGGTTGCCTTCGTTGCCGGCTGGGTAAGCTGGACGGCATCAAGAGCAGCGCTTTCCCGGCAGACAAACAGCCGAAAGGAAACGGCCTGTATGCCGACAACGTGTGGCTGAAGGGTACGTTCGTGTTGATGACGGGCGAGGACATCCTGACGCGGTTTGAGATAACCGAGGGGAAAATCCATTCAGCCGTGGAAAGCTTGCGCAAGGAAATACGCGAAGAACAGAGCTATCTGGACAACAGCAGTTTTGCCGACGGCATGGACAAATGGAAGACGGGCAGCAAGGCTACGCTGTTCACATGCCGAGATACGGACCGACGGCAAGGTGCCTTATGCCTATATCCGGAACAGCTATATCATGCAGAAACTGGAGGACTTCCGGCTGGTACCGGAGTACCGGCAGACGAACAGCCAGGGCGAACGGGTGCCCGGCGTGGTGTATCTGTCGTTCAGCTACCGGGTTATCAAGGCCGGAAGGTTGAAAATAGAATTTGTGGGTGCTGACAAGACCGGATTTGAGAACTTCAACATGTTCGGCCATGAAGAAGATCTGCCCGTGGGCGGTGAGAAGATGTTCACGCTGGACGGGCTATGGAACGGCACGGGCGACTTCAAGCTGTCGTTTACGGGCGTGATTTACATTTCGCTGCTGGTGTTCAGCACCAACAAGGCGGACGCACTGGCCTATAAGTACCGCACGCTGTTCGAGCAGAGCGAGCGGCTGGTGAAGATTTCGGCCGCCGTGTTCGACAAGGACGGTGAGGCGCTGAAAGAGACCGGGCTGGTGATCAAGCCGGAGGGCTCCGGCCTGTACGCGCAGGATAGCACCGGCAAGGTGGCCCTTATCGGTGTGAGCGTGGAAGGGACCGGGGCGGACGGTGGGAGCGTCAGCAAGATAAAGCTTACCGGTGACGAGATTATACTGGAGGGGTCGGTCACCGCCAACGGATATTTCAAAATACTCAAGGATGGAAGCATCGAAACCCGGAATGCCAAGGTTTACGGAACCATATATGCCGATGACGGGAAGATCGGTGGCTTTACACTTGACGACGGGCGGTTGTACTGGAAAGCCGGTGACTATTTCGGCAATGACTCGCGCAGCCTGAAACTCGGCGTGTCGCAGTCAGATATGGAAGGCATCGTGGATGTGGCTTTCAACGCGGCCACCCAGGGGCGGTTCGGAGTGAAGGCCGTCGGTTCCAATATGGGCGGTGCCGCCATCTATGCCTCCAGCAAATCGGATGGGCTGACCTATCCGATAAGTGCCAACACCTATGCCGGATATTTTGACGGCGGCGTCCATGTGAACGGTGCCGTGTACAGTAATGATATGCTTTCGAACAATTACGGCACGGGCTGGACGCTTGGCAGTGACGGTACTTATACATACAGGAAAGGGGTGAGCGGAAATTTTAGATGGACTATAAAAGGTGAATTCGGCATGTCCACGAACTACAATCTTGAGGTGGTTAACGGCATTGTAGTGGGCATGACACACATATAACAAATTCGGTTGAGATATGAAAGTGAATTTTTATGACAGTTTCAAGGATTTTGACGGCCTGCCGTTGCAGATCAATGGTGAGATGCAAATTGTCGGCCGTATTGTAGCGCAATGCCTGTTCAACGGGACGGGGATCCGCCCGAGTGGCAACCAGCAGACGGATGCCGACAAGAAATTACGGGCATACCGCCTGTGCATACAGATAATGGATGCCGACGGGGAAATTGATATAACGGCGGAAGACGCGGTATTGATAAAGGAAGCGGTTTCCGGGCTTACCCCGGGGTGCTATTCACAAGTTGTAAAACTGATAGAGGGATAGGCTTATGGCAGAAATGACACAAGAAGAACTGGTCCAGGAAGTGCTGGACCGTGTACTCCAATCTTCTACCGGTGTGGAGGATCTGGAGACTGTCACCTCGCTGAGCGGTGTGAAATCGCTGCCCGGTGAGAAGGACGGCAAGATGGTGAACGTACCCCTGGAACTGATTGGGAAACCTGCGAGCGATGCCGCCGCCCGTGCCGAGGCTGCCGCCAAGAAGGCGGAAGGGGCTGTAGCCGGACTGGAGGAAAAGACGCAGGCCGCCACGGAAGCCGCTGCCAAGGCCAACGAAGCGGCAACCAAGGCAGAAAATGCCGCAGTCAAGGTGGAACAGACTACGACAGCAGCTGTCGGCGGGGCTACTGCACGCTTTTCCTCATGGATGGAAACAGGAAACGTTTTACCTGACAAGGGTACCAAGCCGGGCGGCAGCGTGGTGTATGTGGCGGATGCCGGGAAGTTCGCCTATAATATGGACTCCACCCTTTACGGGGACTGGGATGTAGCGGGTGTACCCCCTGCCGGTATGTTCATGGATGCGGACCGGACAGCCATACTGCCGGACAAGCTTTACCTGCTTGGCGATGCCGTATATACCGGAACGGGAGGCGTTCTGAAACTTCTGGCCTATCGCCATGCGGTGATGAGCGAGGAAACTTACGAAGCACTACAGGACAAGGATGCGAATACGCTGTATCTGATTTATGAGGAGGAGTGACGATGATAGCAATAGGCGGTAAGGAAATAACGGCTGTGTATGTGGGGAAACGTTCCCTATCGGCCGTCTATGCCGGAGCGAGGCTGGTGTGGTCTGCCATAAGCAGCTGTTTCGGCAGCGGGTTCTGGAGAGGCGACAAGCCGTGGAGCCGGACCGACGGGTGGCGAAGAAACAAATGAATAATGACTAAAGCGATATATTATGGCAAAGAAGGTATATGACCAGGACGGGCTGGACATGCAGCATACGAACTGGAGCGGTGACGCCGCAACCGGCGGGCTGCCCGTAAGCGGCCGCCTGGTGGAAAATTACGTGAAGAGCATTGACGAGAAAGCCACGCCTACCGAGGAACTGGTGAGCGGGGAAACGAAAGCCCCTACATCCGGAGCGGTGTTCGATGCGCTGGTTGGCACGGTAACGGACGTGGATGTGCAGGACAGCGAGGACGGCACCCAGTACGTGATGACCGTGAAACAGAAAGATAACAAGGGCGGTGAAATTTCGAAGGAAGTCCGCTTTTCAAAGTACACCGACGACGACAAGGTGGTGGTGAACATTGACCTGACTGACAGCAGCGGTGCGGGGCTTCCCTCCTCCCAGTACCTGGCACTCGGTACCGGGTTCGTGGTAAAATATGCGGTAAGCGTCGGTACTGCCGGCGGTGCGGAGGTTGACGGTTACAGCGACCTGAAGGCAAAAGTGGTTGTTAAACGCGGCTCCACGGTGATTACCGAATTCCAGGATGCGGAGTTTGCGGGTGTTACCGCCGGGCAGGGTTATACCTTTGACGCATCGCCCTACCTGAAGGATGCCACGACCTATACGGTGCAGGTTGAAGCGCAGTGTACCTACCAGGGCGGCACGCTGATGAAAACCGCCACAGCCCGGGTAACAATGGTGGCTATGGAATTAAGTACCACTTATTCGGTGGGTAACGGACTGGCCGACGGGGGATATAAAAATGATGTGAACATTCCATTCACAGCCAAGGGTACGAGCGGAGAGAAGAACATCTACTACCGCATCAACGGCGGACAGGCCTTTACCCTCGGTCTTTCGGCCGGCAGCGGTGTGCAGCAGAAGAACGTGACCATCCCACTGGCTCAGATGCAGGAGGGTGCGAACGTGGTGGAAGCCTACGCGCAGCATGAGAACTCCGGTGTGGTAAGCCAAGTGCATTACATTACGCTTCTGAAGGCCGGCGGTGGGGTTACAGCGTATGCCGGCATGATGTTCAGCCACCGGGCAGCAGGTTTCCAGCGTGACTGGAAACACCCGGTGCTGGAGGCAGAGCAGTTCACTGCCTGGAACTTCACGTATGCCGGTTACGAGCGTGATGCGTACACGGCACGTGTGAAGGTGATGAATGGGGACAGCATTGTGAAGGAAGACCTGCTCCAACGCGGTGAGACCGGCAGCTACGGACGGACGAACGTGAACGTGGAACCGCTGGACTATCGTGTGTCGTGCGGTGATGCCGTGCTTGAGGTGAAGGTGAACACCACATCGCACCCAGACATTGAAGCCACGCTGGCACCGGATGCCGTGTGCACGTTCGATGCCTTCGGGCGAAGCAATACGGAAAACAACCCGGCAAGCTGGGTGAGCGGTGACAAGCGCATGGAGTTCCGGGACGTGCTGTGGAGCGTGAACGAATATGGTGCCGGTAGCGGCTGGCACAAGGACCGCCTGCTGCTGGCCGGAGGTGCAGGCATGACCCTGACCGCTGACGGTGGGTACCGCCCCTTCAACGAAGCGGACAAGCCGGAGGGGTTTGCCATCCGTGACGTGGGCATGACGCTGGAGATAGAATACAGCACGGCCAACGTGACGGACACGAATGCCGAGCTGATCACCTGCCTGGGGCAGCTGGACAACGGCAACCGGTACGGGCTGATTGTGACCCCGGAGGAGGCCAAGTTCCTGACCGGCGTGGTGACCGAGGCGATGGATGCCGGGCAGGTGCTACGCTATGAGGACTCGGTGGGTACGAAATTCCAGCCTGGTACGAACATCCGCATTACCTACGTGTTCTACCCGAACGTGCAGACGAACGAACAGCGTACGCTGATCGGCTTCTATGTGAACGGTGAGGAAAGTGCCGCCTCGAAGTGGCTGGACAAGGTGAACTTCAACATCCAGAGCCAGCTGGAGTTCAAGTCAACGGGTGCGGACCTGAACGTGAAGAGCGTGCGCATCTACAACAAGGCGCTGACCTCGGACGAGGTGCTGAACAACTATATCGTGGACCGCAACCACCTGGAAGATGCCGACGGGGAACCGGGCGTGCGCTCGCTGGATGAGGACAACCGCGTGCTGAACGAGGGGGACACGGTGAGCATGGAGAAGCTGATGGGACTGATGAAGAAACGCCGGAACTCGATCCTGGTACTGATAGGCACGGGCAGCGTGGGCAGTGAGGTGCCGAGCGAGAGCGACACGCTGAACGTGATGGATGCGCTGGCCCAGCTGAACAACAAGAAGGCCAACAAGCTGTGCCGGGAAGTGAGATTCTACAACGGCGAGAACCGGGCGCTGGACTGGATAGCCCGTGACATCTATCTGCGCATCCAGGGTACCAGTTCGGTGAACTATGCCCGCAAGAACCTGCGCTTCTACTTCCAGAAGACAGCCAGCGGATATACGGCACGGATGACCTACGGCGAGATAGACGGCAACGGGCAGCAGAGCAACCCGACAGCTACGGAGGGCAAGAAGAACCTGTTCCGGTTGCGGGGCAACTCGGTGGGCGCGAAACTTGCCTGTGCGAAATGTGACTTTTCCGACTCCTCCATGACGACCAACACGGGCGGTGCGAAGTTCATTCATGACGGCATGAAGGAAATGGGAATCCTGACCCCTGCCCAACAGTATGCCGCCGACCATGCAGATACGTGCAAGGAAGATATACGCTCGGCCATTGACGGCTTGCCCTGTGACCTGTTTGTGGCCAAGAGCGTGGATGAGGACCTGACCTATTACGGCCAGTACAACATGAACAACGAGAAGAGCGACAGCTACCCGATATTCGGTCAGGACAAGACTATCGGCGGCGAGCAATGGGGAACCGGCGACACCCTGAACTACCTGCAGGCGAACGGCGACCAGCCGAAGGAATACCTGCCCATCTGCATCGAGACGCTGAACAACTCGAATGACCTGTGCCTGTTCCGCTGGCTGCCGTCCACGGAGCCCGACCATACGGACTTCATGGATTTCAACTTTGACGGCGGTTTCGAATTCAACCACCCGAAAGACGTGTTCTGGAACGACGGCGGTGGGGATGCCGAGGAAGAACCGAACATCAAGGAACATCTGGGCACCGGTGACAAGTATGACAAGATGTACAAGGCCCTGGACCGCATGATGAGCTTCCTTTACAGATGTGTGAAGGAAACGCCTGCAGGCAAGGGCATGACCTATAACAAGGAGTCGCACACATTTGACGGGGTGGACTATGAGGATGACGGAAACAAGTTCCCGACCGCCAAGTGGGCAAGCCCGACCTTCAGGAAGGAAGCCGGGAAGTATTTCAACCTGCCCAACCTGGCTGCCTACTACCTGTATGTACAGTTCAACCTGGGCGTGGACCAGCTGGCAAAAAACATGCTGGTGCGGACGTGGGACGGCGTGATGTGGTGGATAACCTATTACGATGGTGACTGCCAGCTGGGTTCGGACAACAAGTCGTTCCTGACCGGGAAGTATGACGACAACCGGCAGACGAAGCGCGACGGGGCCTATGTGATGCAGGGGCACAACAGCTGGCTGTGGAACCTGATACTGGGCAACATGGGCAATCTGCTGGAGGAGGTGATGACCAAGGGCGTGAACGGCGGAACCAGCTTCATGAGTGCCTTCAGTATCCAGAAAGCCATTGACCACTTCGATACCGAGCAGATGAAGAAGTGGTGCTCGCGCCTGTATAACAAGTCCGGCATATTCAAGTATGTGTATCCGTTCCTGAACGAAATGCCGGTGGGTGCGGACGGTGCGAAACAGACCTATCCGCAGATCTACGGTCTGAAGGGTTCGCTGAAAGCGCACCGGAACTACTTCATCCAGCGCCGGTACGACCTGAAGCAGGTGGAGTACGGCTATGTATCTACGCTGGGTGCCCAGTTCTACCAGAGTACGGCATCGCTGGACAAGGCTTATAAGCTGAAACCGATGCAGTACCGGCTGACCATCCCGTACCGTGTGCAGTTATCTACCAGCAATGGCGTACAGGCCGACAGCGGTGTGGTGGATGCGGACGTGCTCCACTCCCTGCAGCTGACCCGTGCCTTCGGTGAGAACGACCCGCTGAAGATAGTGGGTGCGGCCAAAATCAAGGAACTGGTGTGGCATGAGGATGCGTTCGCCATCGGCTTCAACTTCGGTCTGCTGACCTCGTTGGTCAAACTGGACATGAGCGTGGAGAAAGCCAGCGGTTACCGGAACGGCTCGTTCATGGCTTCGACCAACGGGATGCTGCTGCTGGAAGAAGTGAATATGCGGAATAACCTGCTGGCCCGGAACGGGGACAACGGAAACGTGGCCACCTTGGACCTGAGCTGGCAGGGGCGACTGAAGAAACTGGACGTGAGAGGTACGGGGCTGACCCGCGTGAAGCTGGCCACCGGTGCGCCCGTTGTGCAGTTATGCCTGCCGGACACGATTGAGGAACTGTTCCTGGAGTATCTGACCAAGCTGCAGGACAGCGGCCTGGTGCTGGAAGGCATCAACAACGTGCGGGGCTACCGCTATACCAACTGCCCCGGCATCGACGGATTTGCCATGCTGGAACGCCTGCATCAGGCCAAACTGAACGGCAGCGGCAAGCTGGAGCGCTTTGTGCTGGAGATAGACCGGGAAGACGACGGAAGCCTGCTGAAGAAGTATTTTGACTACGGAACGTACACGCAGACGGGTGCGGTGGATGACCGCCACTCGGGCCTTCGCGGTAAGCTGACCCTGACGAAGTATCTGGCCGATGAGGAACTGGAGAAGTATGCCGCCCGTTATCCGGAACTGACCATCAAGCAGCCGCCCTATACGATGATTGAGTTTGACGACAGTGTGGCCGACGATGCCAATGTTTCGAACCTGGACAACAAGACGGGGTACAAATTCGGCAATACGTACAAAATGAGCGGGCATGTGAATGCCATCCTGTCCAAGCGCCACCGCGTATTGGCCAAGGTGACCAAGATGCCTACGAGCCGGAAGGTGGAGATGGCCGGGCAGCAGGTGGAAGTGAACAACCCGGACGGGGAGATGACCTATTTCCCCCTGCATGACGAAAGCTCGAACTTCTATGCCGATGCGGAGGATATGAACGACTGCACGGTGGCGAAGCTGGACGGCAGCGAGGGAGACTGGATGATGTATGAGCCGTTCTACTGGAGCAAGGGTATCAACGATTATCTGAACAACAAGAAGTACGCCTGCTATAGCAGTTATCCGGAGGACGAAATGCCCCCTGTTCCGGAGGCGACAGTGCTGACACTGGATACCATTAAGGAAACGCAGGGCGGCTGGCTGGGTGAACGCAAAATTATGACCGGGAAGCCTACGTTGATGGAATCCTATACGACTGACAAGACCTATTCGGTATGTAAGGTGGACGTAGCCGGCTACAAGCGCGTGCGCTTCCCGAGCGTTCCAGGAACGGGGCTTATCGGCAGTGTGTTTGTGGATGATGCAGGAAACATCCTGAAGAGCATCGTGGTGCCGACCATCGGCTTGAAGTTTGAGGCCGGCATGTATCTGATAGCGGACGTTCCGGAGCGTGCGACAGCCCTGCATTTCTCCATTCTGAACACGGCTGAGTTTGACCATGTGGTACTGAGCAACAGCGACAAGATAGAAGACATGGAACCGGATTGGGTGGCCAATGAGGAGCATCTGTGTGCCGTAGTGGGCAGTTCAGTAGTGGGAAGCAAACTGCGTGCCTGCATCACCGGAGCTTCGACCACGGCAAGCATGACCTGGACAGACAACCACTATTACAGCCAGCAGCGTGGTATGCAGCAGATAGATGCGCTGATGCACAGCCGCATTGCGAATCTGAGCTATGCCCGTTACGGGCGCAGGGATATGCAGGAACAGTGCGGTGCCGGACAGCATACCAACAACCGCACAACAGGCGGAACGGCAGAGCATGGGATGACGGACACCATCGGCTACGATGAAGCGTATGTCATCAACAACAAAATCACGAATTCGCTGATTGACGGGCTGGTGCACCAGTATGCCTGGTATAAGAGTCAGGACGAATACGGACAGGCGACTGTGGTGCAGGTGAACAACATCTGCTGCCTGGGCTATGAGGACATCTACGGCAACAAGTATGACATGATGGACGGCGTGGATCTGCCGAACGACAGCGGCAACGTGGGCAAATGGCGCATCTGGATGCCGGACGGCACGGTGCGCTGGGTGCAGGGCAAAACGGCCAGTGACCAATGGATAACAGGCGTGGCACACGGCAAGTATATGGACATGGTTCCGGTGGGTAATCTGAACGGATCTTCTTCTACTTACTATTCCGATAAGTATTGGATAAGCACCGCCATAGTCCGTGTGGTCTATCGCGGGTGCAGCTGTGCGTACG